GCGGGGGGCTTTTCTTTTTTGCTCCGGCTCCCCGGGACGGTGGTCGGGAGGCGGTAGATCCTCCGCTTGGTGGTCGCCCGGATCACCACCTCGTCGAAGGCGGGTGAGGCGGCCTCCCGGAGCGCGCGCACGACCCCTCGGAAGGCGGCCGCGATGGTGCGGTGGGATGCTTCCCGGTGCTTCCGGTGGCCCCGGGGCATGTACAGGCAGCCGGCCTGTTCGCAGAGAGTCCGGGCGACGGAGGCCTCGACACACCCTAGCGTCTGGAGCGCGCGGCAGTCCTGACGGAGCGGCTCCTTCTCTCCATGGAGCCAGGCCCACATGCGGAGGTGGCGGAGGTAGATCCGGAACAGGCCCCGGTCATCCGAGAGGGTCACCAGGATCCGGCGGGTTGCGTAACGCCGCTTGGGCCGAGACAGCTCCTCGGCCAGGAGGGCGGTCGCCCGAGCGCGCCACAGCTGCCAGCCGAAGCTGTAGACCTCCTTCCCCCTGTCCCGCTTGCGCCACCGCTCGAGGTTGTCCGTCCACCTCTCGGGGATGTCGCCCTGCTGGAGGAACCAGTCGGCGGCCGGGTGGCCGTAGACCTTGTCGCGGAAGCGGCAGTCTCCGCAGAAGCCGCCCACCGGGCGGTGCTGGAAGTGAGAGGTGTCCGCTCCGCAGAAGTCGCAGAACGGGTGGACTACCGATGCCATCGCTCCCCACCCCGGAGCTGTACCCAGGTCGGCTGCTGCTCTTTCGCCTTCCCGAAGGGATCCTGGCAGCCCCGGATGAAGTCGCGCACGGCCTGCTCTCGCCGGCGAGCGACCATCCGCTCGACGGCCAGGGCGGAGTTGGTGTGGAGGTACTCCGGGGCGAGGTGGCTCACAGCCCAGGCCAGCGCGTCGAGGCGGTCATCGTGGGGGATGCCCCCGTCCTTCTCGTTCCGACGCAGCATGGCCATCTGGTAGGCCAGCATCCGGCTCCGGCCCTTCGGGCCTTCCTTCGAGCGGAGTGCGCTCTTGTGTTCCTCCTCGAGGATTGAGCGCGCCACGACGAGCTGGCCGGCGGTCAGCACCGGCTCGAGCGCGCCGGCCATCCGCTCGACCTTGTTCTTGGTCGCCCGAACCTCGACCACCTCGGCGGGATAGGCCGTGGCGACGGCCTGGCGGAACAGGATCGGCCAGCTCACGAGGTTCGACTCGACCACAAACTGGGTCACCCGCCACCTCTTGGCGATAGCGGCGAGGGTGTTCATCGTCTTGGTCGAGCTGCCCTCGAGGAAGCCGCCCGAGGCCAGGAGGGTGAGAGTTCCGGGGATCGCCCCGACCACGGCGTAGGCCGTCTCGTCCTGGCCGCTGTTGCCGGCGGGGTCGATGGCCATCACCACCCTCGAGTAGGGGAGGACCTCGTCCTGGTCGACAACCGAGGGCGCATAGAACGCATCGCCCGGGAGGCCGGCACAGGGGAGATCGTCGAGCCGGCAGTCGCCGGTGCGGCCGGGGATGATCCGCTTCGGCGACCCGAACGGGTTGACCCCGTCCCAGACCACGAGGTCCGAGAGGTTGAGCGGGTGGGCGAACCTGTCGCTCACCGCCACAGACAGCATCATCTGGATCTGCCACTCGAGCGGCCCGAGGCCCACCTCCCGGACGGTAAGGACCTGCTCCGAGAAACGGTCGGGGTCGGTCGGCTCGCCGTGGCGGCCCTCCTCGTACATCCTCTGGATCTCGGGCGAGAGCCTCCCGGCGTACTCCTTTGCGTCCTTCGGCACACGGCAGGGGATAACCATGGCCTCGTATCCCCGCTCGTTCACCATCGTGAGGTAGATGCTCGAGAGAGACTGGTAGGTCCCGAGGACGAGGACCCCCGCCGAGTCCGTCGTGGTGAGCATGGCCTCGACATCCATGATGCTCCGGAGGAGGTTGTCCCGCTGGAGCTGCGAGGCCGAGTTGTTCTTCTGCTCGGCATCGTCGAGGATGGCCAGGGTGCATCGCCGTCCCTGGAGTGACGCGCCGACTGACATGGCGGTGAAGCTGGCCGACTGCTGCGCCGGCGAGGGGCCGACATCCCACGAGAGCTTCGAGTCGCGCTGGCCTTCCCGGGGGGCGAGGTGTTTCAGGAAGGGGAGGCGGGGGTTCTCGATCAGGTTGCGAACCCAGACGGAGGTGTCCACCGCCTTCTGGTTCGAGCCGGACAGAATCAGGATCTGCTCCGAGGGATCCAGGAACAGCCGCCACAGCGCGTAGGCCCCGGCGAGGTAGCTCTTCCCGTGGCCCCGGTACGCGGCAACGAACCGCCGGCTGGGGCCGTGCTGGAGGAAGTGAGCCGACTCCCGCTGCCGGGGGGTCAGGGGCGGCAGCCCGATGGCCGCCCAGACCGTGTCGGCGAAGTCAACGAACTCGGCGAAGGCCTCTCGAAGGAGCTTCGCCTCGGCGGGAACCCTGCCAGCCACCGTCAGCGGCCGAGGACCTCCCGGCGGAGGTAGGCCAGGATGTTCCGGACCACCGTCCCCGGCGGCGGGAGCAGCCACAGGAGAGCGGCGCACCCGATAAGCCAGGGGAGGTACTCGCCGGTCACGAAGGCCAGGTAGCCCCAGCCCGTCTGGACGGCCGCCGGATCCGCCGGCGGAGCCTGCTCGAGGCCCTTCGGGAGAGCCGCCTCGGCGGCGGCGGTGGCGGCGACAGCCAGGCCGAGGGCCGCCGGCCAGCCGAGGCCCAGCCCGACCGCCCCGGCGGCGGCCGCCCCGGCTGCGGCAACGGTTCCGGCCGTATGCGTCCCCTCGACCACCTGGGCCTGGGAGCAGCCTGCGAGGAGCCACAGAGCCGCGAGGCCGACCATGACCGCCAGGGCGGCCTTCCGGCCGAACGCCTCCCTGAGGGCCGCGAACGCGCGCCTCGCCGAGCCTCTCACTTCTCCGCCTCCAGCAAGGCGATCCTGGTGTCGTGGTCCCAGATCACCTCACGGTTTCGCTCGACCTGTTCGAGGGCCTGGAGTGCTACCCAGAGGGCGAGGGCGAGCAGCGCGCTGGTCGAGGCGAGAAGGCCGCGCTCCAGGATCGTGTTCGGGGTCTTGTCGGGGTCAGGGATCATCGGTTTCGGTTCTCGCCGCGCGCCAGGAGGAGGGCATCACGACGCTGCTTGTCCAGGGCCTTCCGCAACTCGGGGAACTCCTTGAGCATCTCGATCTTCGCCTTCGTGCGGTAGGCCGAGTAAACCCGGCGGAGAAGCGAGACTCGGGGCGAGTCCACCTGGTCGAAGCCCACCGGACTCATCTGCTTGTACCCCTTGCTTTGCGTCACCCTTCGCAGGGCCGCCTCGAGGCCGCGCTTGCCCAGCTTGACCTCGCCATGGAGCTGGAGCCATCGGTCATACGCGGTCTGTACGCCGTCCGGACCACGGAAGGAGGTGAGGTCGACATTCCCGTCCGTTTCGCGCGGCGGCCCGAAGGACGCGCCCGAAGCGATCAGCTCCGAGAACAGCGCATCGTCCGAGGCCTCGGTCGTGCGGAGAGGACTGCCCCAGTCAGGCCCGATGCCAGCGTCCCGCTTCACGGGCCGGCCGAGGAAGTCGTACTTGGTCGGGTTGCCGGCCGGGTCCTTCCAGAAGCTCCGGCTGGCGAACGCATCGGCCGCCGTCCGCAGCTCGTGGAAGACCTCGTCGCCCTTGAGGGCCGGGTTGAGGGCCTGGTGGACGAAGCTCGAGTGGGGGGCGAAGCCCGTGACCCACCCGTTGTAGACATACTGGAACTCCTGCGCCGGCGAGTTGAACAGACGGGCGAGGTTGAGCGCGCCCGTCAGGTAGCTCTTGCTGGCCAGGTTGTTCACCAGGGCAACGAAGACCGCCTTGCCGTACTCGGGCTGCTGGTTCAGCATCTCGGCGTGAGCCTTGTTCTGGACCAGGTCGGCGACCATCCCGAAGAAGAGGGCCGAGGGGTCGAGGCGGCGGTAGCTGATGTAGCGGTCCCCGACTCGAATCGAGTAGGGCTGCCACCCGCTGGCCTGCCACATCTTCCGCTCGTCCGGGTTGTCCGGGCCGGCCCCCGTCAGCATCGGGAGGTCGCGGTCATCCTTCTGCATCGCCAGCATGACGGCCGAGCCGAACAGGACCGCGCCGGTCGAAGCACGGCCGGCCAGATCCGCCAGGTCTGCCTTGGTCGAGGCGCGCCGCAGTTCGCCGTCCACGAGCAGCCGCGCGGCCTCGCTCACCACCCCGACCGAGCGGTCGAGGAAGTACTGCATGATGTTCGTGGGGGTGCGGATGAAGGGGAAGATGAACCGGAGAGCCGGGACCTTGCCCACCGCATCGGCGAGGGTGGCCGAGGCCAGGTTGATCGTGCCGCGCAGGCCGGGGCCGGCCACGCGCGCGCCGTTCTCGTCCCGGCCGCCGGTCATCATGCTGAGAATGCCCCGGTCGCTGGCCGTCTTCTCGAGGTCCTGCGTGAAGGTGGACTCGCGCGCGGACTGGAGGGCTTTCGCCGCTTCGCGCCCGACCTCGGAGTCCCAATGCTGGTCCATGTACTGGAGGATGAACTTGTCAGCCTCGTTCCCCGTCAGGCCGGCCTGGGCTGCTTGCTTGCTGGCCTCTCGGCGCAGCGCGTCCCTCGTGTAGACCTGGCCCTCGGCCCCCGAGGCGCGCATCATCCGGTGGATGAACTCGGCGCGCTCGGTCGCGTCCGTGTAGCGAGAGAACGCGATCTCGTGGGTCCGCCGCAGCATCCGGCTCCGGTAGGTCCATTGCTTATAGAACTCGTCGCTGCCCATCAGCAGCCGGCTCGGGATGTTGACGAACTTGCCGAGCCAGTCGAGGGCCTTGCCGGTCACGGTTTCGCGCCCAACACCCTGGCCATCCGCCGAGATGGCCCGGGTGGAGCGGCCGAACTCGTCCAGGCCGCCGCCGCCGCCCGGGACGAGCTTGCTCGTGTCCTCCTTCAGGGCAACCGCCGAGAGCTTGACCGCCTCGCGCAGCTCCTGGGCCATCGCCACCAGCTCGGAAAGCTCCCGCCGGGCCTGGCCGGCTTGGCCGGTGAGGAGGTTGCCCAGGCCGCGCTCAATCGGGTCGGCCAGCATCCGAATGGAGTTGCTGGCGAGGTTGACGGCGAAGGTGATCGGGCCGCTCAGGAGGTTGTTCATCCAGTACTCGGGGAGCATGGACCAGAAGTTCCTGGGCTTGACCACGACGGACGCGCCGGGGTTCGCTTCCCGATACACCAGGTCCTGCGAGAGCATCTTGATGACCTTCCGCCGGCCGCCGTGCTTGTCGATCAGGGCCTCGAGGGCCTTGCTGTCGCTTGCCGGCTTCGGGATCGGGACCTTCTTGGCCGCGCCGTCCCGCGAGGGCGTGGGCTTGGCCGCCGAGGACGGGGCGACCTCTCCACCCGGCGTGGCCGAGGTCCCCGGGAGCGCGGTCTTCTTCGGGCCGCCGCGCTGCTTCTTCTGTCGACGCTTCTTCCTGCGGCCGCCCTCGGCCTCTTCGACCGGGGCCGCCGGCCGCCGGCCGCCGCCGCCGCCAGCCGCCGCCTGCCCCTGGCCACCGCCGCCGCCGCCGCCCGGGAGGGTGGGGTTCGGGACCCGGCCGGTCGGGGTGGACAGGCCTCGGCCGCCGGTCGCGCCGCCGGCCGTGCTGCCGGCCGCCCCGCCACCGCCGCTGGAAGCCGCCTCTCGCGCCGCCTGAGCAGCGTCGGCCGCTTCCCGGGGGAACGGCCCACCAGCCCGGGGAGAGGCCTGACGGCCGCGCGCAGCAGCCCCAGCGGCCGCCTCGCCGGCAGACGGGTCAATCGGGGGACGCGGGATCGCCACGCCCTCCTGGAAGCGGCCCGAGAACCGGATGCGGTTCGCACCCAGGGCTTGGGCCATGGCGCGCTGGACGCGCCGCACCTCGACGGCCGAGTTGATGAGGATGGCGCGGCGGCGGAGGGCCTCGGCCAGCTCCTCGTCCGTGCCGAGCCACTCGCCCGTATCGAGATCCACCTTGCCCGTGAGGTAGTCGGCGTACTGGCCAGACACCCTGGCCAGGAACGCCCGAGCAGCCTGGGTCTTGCGGCTAAAAGTGGCGATGGCCTGGTGGGTCGTGCCGAGGAGGGCCTTGATGAGCTGGTGGTCATCTGCCGACCCCTCGCCCATCTCCTCCATGAGGCCACGGGCCTCCGCCAGGGCATCCTCGGCGGCCTCCTCGAGGCTCATCTCCCCGAGATCCGGCATCTCGACCTCGTCGAAGGCCCTCGCAAGGCCCCGGGCAATGTCCTCGTTCGAGTGGATCCGGTCGAGGTTCACCGGATCGTCCGGGAACTCGTCCCGGTCGCCACGCCGGGCGTTCGTCGTGTCCGCCTCCTGGAGGAGCAGGTCCCCCTCCCGGTAGGCGGCCTGCTGTGCCTCGTAGACGCGCTGCTGGGCAGCATAGACGCGCTCCTGCGCCGATGCCCTGGAGGGGACATTGTCGTAGGGGCTGCGGTCTCGAGTCGCTTTGAGGACCTCAAGCTGGTGGGCCTTGGCGGCTTCCAGCTCGGCCCGAGCGGCCTCGACCCGGCTGGTCCCGGGAACATCCTTCGTTGCCACGATCAGGCCCCCCTCCCGCTCGGCGTTGGGGAAGACCTGGCGCACCTCGTCAAGGTAGGACGAGAGCTTGCGGTTCTCCTGCCAGCCGTCGCGGGTGGCCTTGCCGGCTCCGTCGCCCGCTCCCTCGTAGACCTGGACCACGAGCCGGCCGCCAGGCCGCAGAGCGTCGAGCGCGCGCTCGAGGACCATCGCACGGGCCTCCGGCTCGCGGATCACATTCAGGACATTGAGGACCGTCGCGGAATCCGACTGGCCTCCAGCCCTGCTGTCCCGCACTCGCCGATTGTGGCCGGCATCACGAGTAAAGGGGTCAAAGACCTCAGAGTCCACGCCGCTCTCGCGGAGGAACTGGGTCCCCTTGTCGAACTTGCCACCGCCGATGTCGACATTCCGCATCCCGGCCTTGAGGTAGCCCTTCTCGATGGCGACGCGCATCCCGCCAGGGATCTGGCTGCGGCTGGTCTTGGCGGAGCCGATCTCCTGCTTCTCGTTGATCTTGCCCAGGTCCCACAGATCCTCGCGGATCGCCGGCTTCGCGGACTCCTGGAGGAGGAGATTGTCGCCGTCCCGGACGAAGTCGGCCGCGTTGTCACGAGTGACCACCACGCCGAACTCCGGGTCGCGGACCAGGGTCACCCGGTTGCCGTCCACAGAGATGGGCCGCATGCCGACCACCGAGAAGCCCGTGGCCAACGGCCCCTCCACGGTGACCTTGTTGATCCCGTTGCTGATGGCCAGGTCGGCAAGCTGCACCGTGCTGCCGTGGCGGGGGATATCGAACACAGCGAGGACCTCGTCCCCGTTGATGAGGAGGCCCCCTTCTCCCGTGGGGGAGATGAGCATGCGGCTCCCCTCGGGGAGATCGTCCGGAATCGCTCCGGAGATGTTCTCCGGGTCCGCCGCGCGCGCGCGCTCGGCGGCCTCGCGGAAGATGCTCTCGCCGGCCGGCTTCAGCTCCGCGAATCCAGAGCCGGAGCCACTCGGGTCTGCGACATGAATCCCGATGTGCTTGTAGCCCGTCGCCCTAGCACCGTCGACGGCGTGGACCGTCTCGATGTAGTCCTGCCACTTCGCCCCATCGGGGAGAAGCGCGTCGACGAATCCCTTGACTACTCGCTTGCCGGAGGCTCCGAGCTGTCCGAGCGTGGCGAGACCACCACCCCCAGACCGAGCAGTCGGCCCGGCGAAAGCTTCGCCCACCCCTCCAGCTCTTCCGAGTAGGACCGCCTGGGCTTGGGTTTCGACTGCTGCGGCGGAGGCTGCCCGTTGCTCGGGTCGAAGGGGAGCTGCATTTCGAGCAGCTTCCGCAAGTGAGCCTTCGCCTCCTTGGAAAGCTGCGCCGAAGTGGGAATAGAATCGTCGGAGGAGTTCGCCATGGTGCTTGTTGTCCGCGAAGGCGGGGTCATTGTACCACGCCCAGTTCGCGCTCTTCTTCTTATGTTCGACCCACCCGAACTCCGCGCCGGTCAGCGCGCGAGTCACCGATGGGGTCATGCCCTCCCCGGCGAGAGCCTCCTTGTAGCCGGACGCTCCCTGGAGGATCGTCTTGATCGTGTCCCAGTCATCGACCTCGACGCGGATCGGGCTTCCGGTGACAGGGTCAGCGATCACCACCGCCGGCTGCCCGTCGATGTAGCCGAAGGCATGACCAAAGGTCTTCTGCTCGTACCGCTGCTCGGTCACGAGAGTGCCGTCGAACATCTCCTGGAGCATCCCTCGCTGCTCGGGCGTGGCCCGGGCATAGTCGAGGATGCGCTCGACGCTGGCGTGGCTGGTGACCTGGCCGGAATGGATCACCCAGGAGAGCCAATGGAACCCGCCGATGTGGTTCAGCCCCTCCGGCATGGGCCTCTGCGTCCGGAGGATGTGGCGAACTGCCGACTCACTTGCCTCGCTGAACGCCACCCCGTAAAGGCCGTTGCCCGTGGTGGCGAAGCCGTCTCGACCGTGGAGCCGCGCTGCTTCTGAACCGACCTCCTTCTCAAGTTTCCCGAAGGCCGCGTCGGTCAGGCTCGAGTAGACATTCTCGTCCGAATCCAGGGCGAACTCCATGCTGTACCGGACGCGATCCCAGACCATCACATCCTCCTTTCCGAGAACGAGGAGCATGAAGCTGAGGATCTTGTTGTCCATGCCGGCCCCCTGGACCGCGCCGTGCCACCAGCGACGGATCTCCCTCCCGCTCTTCCCCTCGACGAGCATGTCGTGGAGGACCTGGATCTTGGTCCGCCCGTCCTTCGTGGGGCGGAACAGCTCACGGAACAGCTCGAGACCAGCCGAGTTCACATTCGATACCACCGACACACCCGGGTGGGTGTAGCGGGGCTGGCTCAAGACCTCATCGTCGGGGCGGATCGCCTGGATCCGCCGGCGGAGATCATCCGGGACCTTCGCCCCGGAGAAGATGATCTCCTTCACCTGGGCGACGAGGCCGCCGTCCTCGGACAGATCCGCCTCGCGCTCAAACCGCCCGGCCCGCTTGGTCCGACTCGGGTCCATCTCCGCGTCCCACTTCAAGTAGAACGCATCGTCGAAGTCTTTCCCTGAGGCGATCCGCTCCATCGCCTCCGCGAGGAGACCCTTGCCCATCAGGATGTCCGCAGTCCATTGCATCTCGCCCGTCAAGACATCGTCGAGGTTGTCGATGGCCTTTCGGTTCGAGGCGTGGTCGAGGATCCGGCTCATCAGCCGGTTAGCCCGATAGATCGAATCGACGAACGCAGTCTCCTGTGGCGCGACAGCAGCGGAGCGAGAGAGGATCGCCCAGAACGCCGTCATCAAAGTGGTGTCCGCCCCGGGATCGCCCTTCGCGTACAGTTCGCCCAAAGCGGCGGCAGTCTCCAGGCCATGCTGTGCGGCCTCGATCTGTTCGTCGCTGGCTTTGCCGAAGAACTCCTTGGTGTACGCCGGGTCATCGAGAAGGCGGCCGATGAACTGGCCTTGGCGCGGCATCATCTCCCCGTCCTCCCCGAGGAAGGCCTTTCCCTTCCACAGCTTGGTGAGGAATCGGTGGAACTGCTCCCCAGAGGTGATCTCGCCTCGCTCTGCCTCGATAGCGTCCAGCTCCTCGTGAGCCAGGTGGATCGTGTCCTCGTTCGCCGATGCCCGGAGCTTGTAGGGGGCCTCGTCCCGAAGCTCGTCGGAGATCGGCTCGAGGAAGCTCCGCTGGAGCTGGAGGAGGACCTCGCCGGCCGACTCGTCCGGCCGGCCCACCGCCTCAAGTCGGCGCGCGACGAGATCCTCGTCGGGGACGGCCTTCCCGCGCTGGACCAGACGGTCGAAGATGTCCTTCATCTCAGGCGAGAGGTCGACATCAATGGCGGAGCCGGAGACCTTGCGGTAGATCTTCGTCAGGAACTCGGTGAACTTCTCGAACAGCGACTCCAGCTCAGGGGAGGGAGCCTTGCCGTCGCGGAAGTACAGCTCGCCGGCGCGAGCAAACTTCTCCTCTGCCTCGCGGCCCCACTTGTAGGTCCCGGTCGCCTCGTCCCAGACTGCGCCGGCCCACTTGGCCGCCGCATGGATCATCTCGTCCGTTACGCCGGTCCGCAGGGACGAGTCGATCCGCATGTCGAACAGCATCGACCGCGTGGCGTGGAGGATCTCGTGAAGCCCGGTGCTTGCGTCGGCGTTCTTGAAGCCGCCGATGATGACCGTTCCCAGCTCCTGGCCGCGAATCGTGTACCCGTTGATCTCGCCTCGCTCGAGCTTGGCCAGGATCTCCGGCGAGTTCGCCGCGTGGTCGAGGAACAGCCTGCCGTCCTCGTCCAGGATGATCCGGGAGCGGTCGAGGCCGAGCGCGTCAATCACCGCCTCCGTCGCAAGGACCTCGTCGTGGTCGTAGCCATACACCTCCCGGAAGAACTTGGCCGTCGAGGAGTTCAATGCCTGCCGCTCGGCGACACTCAGCACATCCTCCATCCCGTTCGCCGCAACGCGGCTGCGGCCGGACCCCCGGATCTTGCGCCGGACCCCAGAGAACGCGGCCATGAGGCCGTCCACCCCCGAGCCAAGAATCCCGCCCTCGATGGCGTTCTTGAGCCGGGCCTCGAGGAATCCGTCATCCTCGTCGCTGGCCAGGTACTCCGTCAGCGGATTCTGAAGCTCGGGGAACTGGACCAGGAGATCCGCGAGTCGACCCTCGTTCCCCTCGAAGGCCACCATGTCCACCAGCGCGCCGCCGGCCAGGTCGCGCACGGCCCATTGGCCCACCTTGCTCATTCTGCGGTAACGGGTCGCAAGTCCGCCGAAGCGGCTGAGAGAGGTGAGGGCCTTCGCCCCCTTCGTGAGGGTCCCAAAGGGGACGAGGAACTGAAGGCCTCCCTCGAGGAGCGAGGCGGCCCAGAACTCCGAGGTCCCGAGCTTCCGCTCCCCGTAGTCGGGGAGAGCATCGAAGCTGACGAAGTCCGCCAGGTTATAGACCGACGAGAACAGCCCCTCGGCGGCGCGGAACGGAGCCGCAGCCATTTGGAAGGCCCAGTTCTCCTCGCCCTTCGTGACATTGTCGCTGAAACGGTAGCCGTACGGGTTGATCATCAGTTCAGGCGGTGAGCGTCGGCCAGGTCGGCCTGGAGGTCGTAGAGGTAGTCCAACAGGTCTTCCCGGCTCGGGTCTTCCGCCGGGTCGGTGTCGACAAGATCACCCTGGTCTGCGCGCCACATCGCGCGGATGTCGATGCCGGTTCGCTCGGCCGTCGACTCGTAAACCCGGAGGATGTGGCCCCACACCTCGTCATCGGCCTCGGGGAGGTCGCCGGGGGTGGGGAAGAGGAACAGCTTGTCCGGGGCGAACTCGGCGTACTCCGCTTTGGAAGGAACCCAGTAATGCACCTTGGCCCCCCGCGCGCCGTGGTCCACCGCGTAGTCGCCCTCCGCCCACGCCATCAGGTTGCGCTGGCGAAGCGTCTTTTCATCCACGAGCGGAAGCCCGTAGGTCAGGACCGTGCCGAGCATCGGCAAGGCCAGACCGGTATAGCCTTCTGGCGATTGAGGGGCGTATTTCCCTTTGTATTTGAAGTCGCCGAAGTCGCCGAAGTCATCTACCTTTCCAACAGGAACAGCGACCGTCGTGCTGAGGGCCAAGTCCAGCAACTCCGCGTTCACGGCCGCAGCGAACCTGAGATCCTCGGTCGAAGGCGCGCTCTTTTCTGCCACGAAGCGGCCATCAACGAGATCCACGACATCGTCGTCGCCCTCGAGGACGGCTTCTTCTCCCTTGGCGTTTTGGGTCTTGACCTGGGCATCGAACAGCGACCAACCCAAAAGCCGGGAGGTCATTTTGTGGAGTTCGGCGTAGCTCTCGCTTGCGTCCGCCGCGCGCATTTGGCGAACCTGGTTCCACGCCTTCGGGTCGCCCAGCTCTTCCGCTTCGACCGCGTCCCGAAGCCCGATCTGAGCTTCTCCGGTGGGACGGGCCTCCCCGGCGCGGCGGCCTTTGCCCTCTCGGTAAGTCGCCAGGAATCTGGCCCGGATCTTCTCGCTCAGGCTTCCTTCGCCCACCTGGCCAACGGCCTCGACCAGGGCTTCCCCCCTGTCCCCGACCTCGCCGTCGTATCCTTCGAGCCAGTCTTCGACCTCGACCTTTACTGCCGCGTCGAGGGTGGCCATAGCCGCATCGCCGAGATTGAAGGGGTTGAGCGGGTCGGTCCCGGTCCCTTCATCTGCCCAGAAGGCGGCTTCCAGCTCGCGGAGGGCAGCCGTCGCTGCATTCACCAGCGCGCGCGACTCAGCCCCATCGACTCCGGGGACCTTCGAGAACATGGTCAAGTCCTGGTCTCCCGCGACCAGCTTCCTTGCCTCCGTCCCGCTGATCCACTCCAGCGCACTCGCCCGGGCCGGCCCGGTCGACTCCCCGTTCTCGAGCAGCTCTCCGTACTTGGCAATGAAGGCTTCGCGCAGACGGTCGACCGCCTCTTCCCGGAAGATGGTCCACTCGGAGCTGAGGCTGTCGTTGCTGGCTAGCCGCTGCTGGTTCGGCCTGACGATCCCGTCGATCTTCTCGCCCCAGTTGATCCCGAGCGCAACATTCGAGGGCAGGCGCGCCCACGCCTGTTCGAGCGCGGTCGCCGCCTGGGGGAACACCTCCATGTAAACCTGGAGCGTGTCCCAGTCCACCTCGCCACGGTCGACCCGCTCGAGGAGACCCCTGATCGCCAAGGCCGTGTTCTGGCTGGTTAGGTCCCTCGCGGTCCAGACAAGGCTGCTGAGGTCGCCTTGACTGAGGGATTGGGCGTAGACCTCTTCGGAGGTGGAATCGTCAAAGGCGAGGGCCTCTTCTACGGCGACCTGGCGAGCGAACTCCATGAGGTCCTGGTCGCTCCGGGCCGGGTCCTGCGTCAGATAGGTGCGGAGACGCGCGAGAACCGAGCTGCGGGTTTCCTTGAACACCCTTTCGGCGCGCTGCTCGTTTACCCGAGCAATCCCGTCAGCGGCGGCCCAGCTCTGATACGCCGCGAGCCTTCCATCATGGAGGGCCTTCTGGATGTCCCCTCGGGTCGACCACTTCTCGCCGCTGGAGAGGACGCGCTCCGCCACGGTCGCCTCCCACTCGGCGAGCTGCTCCTGGATTTGCGGCCAGTCCGCTCCGCTGGAGACAAGCTCGGTGACCATGTGCTGGTAAGCCTGGGTCGTGGCGATAGCGTGGAGCTTGCGGAGGTGATCCGGGGACACCCCGGCCGCCATCAGCTCGGCCTCGATCTCCCCGAGGTTCTCGCCGCGCCGGAGGGCCTCGGTATAGTCGGACTCGAGCCTGGTGAGGGCCGCTTGGCGGTTGGCCTCGTTCGAGTCGCGGACGAGCCGCTGCCGGAACTCCGCGCGGCGCGCGTCGACGGTGTCGTTGTAGAACCGCCGCTGGATCGGGGTCAGGCCCTCGCCGCCGGCGGACCAGTACTCCTCGAGCCGGGCCTCCTTCTCCTCGAGGGAGGTGGAATACATGTCGGCGGTGGTCAGCTCGTGGAGGAGCTTTTCCGCACCAGCCGAGGTGATGACCCGGTTCGCTGCTTCCCGGCCGAGGGAGGCGTTCCAGTAGAGAGCCTCGGACGAGCCGCCGCTGGTGTAGCCCCGGGCGACTTCCTCGGCCTGGCCGCTTCGGATCAGCTCCCAGTCCTCGTCGGTGAGGTTCTGGATCCGCTCGTCCACGGCCTCTCTGTTCGCCTCGAACTCCTCGCCTCGCTGGACTCGGAGGTAGCGCGCGAGGGTCGGGCTGAGGTTGCCGACCGACTCGGCCAGGCGAGCGAGCTGCTGAGCCGGCCCGTTGTCGACGGTGGCCTGGTGCTGGCGCAGCGCGCCCCAGCTCACCGGCCGGATCGGAACGAACGGCTGGAAGTCCGGGACCGACGCGCGGGGGGCGGAAGACTTGGCGCGGAAGTTCTCGGCCATCGTCTAGCCCACTCGCCCCGCCTGGGCATTGAGGGTCGCCTCGGTCACCGCTCCGTCCAGGAAGCTGCCGCCGATCTGGAGGCCGGCCCCGAGGAGGCCCATGAGGCCCGGGCCGTAGTCCTTGTCCAGCCCGGCGAGTTGGTTCTTGGTCTCAATCGCCGTGATGTTCGCCTGGTTCTGGGCAGCGGCCTTGCCGAGCTTGAGGTTGAAGAGCTGGTTGGCCACGGCCTGCGAGGTCGCCCCCTCGATCCCGCCGATGGCCTGGGCCACCGCCGCCCCGCCCGTGCCGGACTCGAGGGCCGCGAGACTAGCCGTGCTGGCGGCCTCCTTGCCGGCGCGCATGGTTCGCTCGATCTCGTTCGAGACGGCCAGCTCGGCCTGGAGCGCGCTCGCCATCGTGGCCTTCTGTTGGGAGGCCGAGGACTCGAGGGCGTACTGGGCTTGCTTTTCGGCAGCCTTGGCCTGCGCGCGCCCCTGCATGATCTGCGCCCCAAGCCCAAGAAGGGCCGAGGCGGCCCCCAGACCGGGGATCGCCATTCCGGCAAGGCCGGCAATCGAGGAGAGATCCTGTGCGCTTGAGGTGCTACCCATGCTTCGCCGCGAAGGTGTATTCCGGGAGGGGGTGCAGGCAGTTCATGGAGAATCGCAGGAAAGCCTCCCCAGTCGGCCCCTGATAGACGCTGTCTTGCGTGATCTGGAACCCGAGGCGGCGGAGCCACGGGATGCTGCTCGAGCCTGCCCAGACGATGTTCGTGAGGTGGTTGAACCGCTCCCGAAAGGTGTTCACCATGTCGAGGGCGTTGGCGTGGACCGTCAGGGGATATCGACTCAGCTCGCGCGTGGCCAACATCCACGGGGACCCCACGGCCAGCTCGATCTCGGGGCAACCGAAGATCGCAGTCGGCCGCCCGTCGAAGTCCACGACCATCGTCCTCGGCTCGAGGTACTCCTTGAGGACCTCGGCCGGGTCGAAGTGGGGGCCGTAGAACGCCTCCATCTCGGCCAGGTCGTTTGGCCTGAGGCGCGGCCCGATCCAGTCGCAGTCTGCCGGGCCGGCGAAGCGGAGGGACCCTCTAGCCAATGCGGCGGCTCCTGCCGTGCATCGCTCCCTCGACCTCGAGGCTGATGAAGGGGGAGGGGTAGGGCGTGTCGTTCACCAGGTCGAACTGGAAGCCGTCGCTCCTGGACCAGACGGGGACGGTGGCCAGCCCCTCGTGGCTCTCTCCCGCCGCCTCCGGCGAGATCGTCACCGTGTCCGTCGCGCGCTTGTCCGGGGTCACTTCTACGGTGAACGGCCCGGACTCGGAGAACAGCAGGGTGGCCTTCCTGATCTGCCACCTCGCCGGGAGGAGGGCCATGGTCTGCCGGCCGGCCGGGGCTTCCATGTACGGCTCCCCGATGGTGTGGCGCATCTCGTAGGCCAGGCCGACAAAGAAGTCCTCCGAGGCGAGGTTGATCGCCGTGGTGAAGTCCGCCGCCGTCGTGGTCGAAGGGCTGCTGTCGAGCCAGGCCCCGTCGTTCGCCCCGCCGGTGTGCTTCACCAGGAGGCGCAGAGTGGAGCCGGCCGGGACCGTGTAGGGGAGCTGGACCCGATAGGATCCGTCGCCGTTGTCGATGACCGTGCAGGAGGTGTTGTCCGTCCGGCGATCCATCCGGGCGAAGTACCAGGCCTGGTCATCCAGGAGACCGTCTTCGAGGCGGACGCGCTCGAGGCAGACAACCCCCTCGCGCTCGACAGCCAGGTAGAGCGTCGAGTTCACGAAGGCCATCCCGTGGACCTTGGCCGCGCCGAGGTCCCACCTGAACCAAGCCGCCTGGAGACGCTCCTGGCCGGCATCGTGGTAGCGGAACAGGTAGAGGGTGTCCCGGCTCGTGGTCAGGCAGACCAGGAGGTTCTCGAGGTCGCAGCCGGCCATCTCGACGATATCCGCCGGGATGTATGCCTGGATGTGAGCGGTCGCCTCGTCGGTGCGCCAGGTGGGGGAGTTGGCCTGGCCCTCGCTGTAGAGCCGCGACACGCCAGCCCACTCGCCGCGCGTGATCGGGTAATAGACCACAGGGCCGAGGCCGACCGGGGAGACATCGCTCAGGGTCGAGTACCGGCCGATCTGGAGGAGGCTCGCTGAGTTCGCGCTCAGGAGTTCGCCGCCCGTGTCGAGCCGGAACTGGGCGTTGTCGCTGAACAGCAGGAGCTGCTCCTGGCTCTCGACCGCACCCTTCAGCAGGGCGACATCCGTCGAGCGCGCGGTGAGGTCGATCCGGTCGGTGTCCAGGTTGGAGACCACCGTCCGCCGGAAGAAGTTGAACGGATCGCCGGCTTCGCTCAGGGAGATGCTCTCGCCCGACAGGAAGCCGAGCCGGCCCCGATGGTAGGTCATCCCCTGGATGGCCTGGCCGATGAACGCCGGCAGCGGGTTGGTCGTATCGTCTCCCGCCCCCCGGTCCTCCCAGGTCGCGCTCTCAAAGACGAAGTACGGCTTACCCGACTCCACCTGGTTCGCTCCAGTACCCACCTCGGGCTGATCCGCCTCGCCGGCCTGGACGGCGTTCAGGAGCGTGTGCGGCATCGTGAAGCGGTTGATGGCGTACTCGCTGTTCGGCGCGAGGCACTCTTTCCACGATCCCTTGCCGAGGCGCATCCCGGACGGCCCCCAGCTATTCGCATCGTCCTGCTCGAACTTCACATAGTAATCGTCATGCTCCGAGGCCTTCCCGCCAGAGACGCGCATGGTCATCCCGTGCGCGGCGATAGAGGGGAGATCGTCCTTCCGGCTCACCTCGCCGCCGCCGCCCCGGACGGCCGTGTCGCCCAGCCCGTCGCTCGAGGAAGCCCGGATCTCGGAGCCGTCCCACCGCTGGACCCAGATCGCGTTCTTCTTCCGCGCCCACCAATGGGTCGGCTTCCCGGGGCCGCCCTTCTGGTCGCTGGAGCCGAGGGTGAGGGTCCCCCAATAGATATCGTCCAGGATCGGGTAGTAGCCGTTCGTTCCGGCGTGATTCGGATTCAGCTCCACCTGAACGAGGTAGTAGCTCGAGGGCTGAGAGTTTCCCTCGCCGTCGTACCACTTGTTCGCCGAGTTCCCGTTGTCCACGCAGCTATAGACCGTCACCTCCGGCGGGTCGAGCGCGTTCTGGCCCCCCGCCGTCCCGCTCCACCCAGCTTGGCTGAACAGCTCGAGGACGCGCGACCTGATCCACCCGGACGAGTGGTTGACGCTCGGCGAGATCGCCGTCGTGGCATAGGTGTCGTGAATCTGGCCGTCCGGGCCACGGAGCCGGCCGCGCATGTACATCGACGAGCCGCTCGAGGAGATCGGCCCAGGCTCAATCCCATTGGCCGTGGAGGTCCCGTCTCCGGTGGCAACGGTGGCCGTGCTGGCCATCATGGGGTTGAGGATCCACGCGCCGCCTCGGTCCATCCCCGCGCCAGGCCGCTGTCCCTTGAAAGCCGGCCTCGACCAGGGGTACTGCGCAAAGGCCTCCAAGTTGGCGAAGGAGGCGTACTTGAACTGCGCCACTTCTCCGGTCCCCTTGTAGGCCAGACCCCACGCCGCGTTCATCGTGGTGATCCAGTTGCCGGTGTTCGGGTGCTTGTACCGCGCGCTCTTGCCGTCCACGGACAGCGTGTACTCCAGGCCGGGGCTGGCCGCGCGGATCTCAAAGACTGCCTCGTTCGAGTAGTCCGGAGTCAGGCCCGGCGACATCTCCGGGACCACCTTCTTGTTCAGCACAAAGGTGTAGTCGGCCACCGTCAGGAACTCGATGTCCGAAGCGAAGTCGGTCGCGCCGGCCGAGGGCTGAAGGTAAGTGTCCGAGAGGCCGCCGGAGTCCCCGCCGACGCTCGTGTAGGTGAAGGTTCCGTCCCCGTTGTCGAAGCGCGTGAAGACCTTGACCTCCTCTCCCGCGATCAGGTCGTAGGCCATGATGCCGGTCTGGCCAGAACCAGCGTCCCACATGAACAGGGCGTACCGCTCCTCCGCGTCTCGGCGGATCACATGGAAGCGCACCCCGTTGGCGAACGGGGCGGCGGTCGAGAGAAGGTTGCCGAGATGCTCGGTCGGTCGACGCTTGTCCAGGCCCCGAAGCACGGTCGGCCAAGTGTTGACCGACTCGTCGGCCATGTTCTGGAAGCGCGCCTTGCTGGCTTGCTGGCTTACGCCACCGATCAGGTTGGCGACGGCCTTGCTGACCAGCGGCATCAGAAGTGCCTCCAGTCGAAGGGACTGACCCGGTGGGTGATCCGCCCAACGGAGGCGGTGTCGCTGATCCGAAGGTCCCGGGTGCGCGCGTCGTTCCGAAGCAGGGCAGCCTTGGCCTCGCGCTCATCGTCCCGCAGGGTCGGCTGGGGGCCGGCCAGAGCCTTCTCAGCGAACTTGCGCGCGGCGCGCTTGGCGATGTACTCCCGGGCCACCTGGGGCAGATCATCGAACGACAGGGCCACGACCTGGTTCACCCTGACCGGAGAGGTGAAAGTGAACGACTGCTCGACCAGGTCATAGAGCTTGCCGCCACGGATGGCGATGTCCACCGACCGGAGGACCGCCTCAACGCGGAGGACCGCCGCGTCGAGGACGATCTCGTTGCTCCCGTCCGGCTCGAGGGAGACATCGAAGTCGGAGTTGAATGACCAGCCGCGAGCCTGGACCTCCCGGTCGCACCGGTCGACCTCCTTCTCCGCCAGTTCCGCGTCGAGGGGCAGGTCGCCGGCTAGAGAGGTGACGGGTGCTTCGCCGATGGCCGCGAGGCACTCATTGACGGCTTCGAGTTTGGTGAGGTCGAGCATGGTTCTTTCGCGGCGGCTGGGGAAAGAGGGGAGAGGGGGCAGGAGTACCCGCCCCCTCTGAGGTCAGCTCGATCAGGTGGTCGAGGTGTAGGTCTTGAAGGCGTAGGCGCACTCCGGGCGGACCCGGCCGTAGCCGCAAGCCTGCTTGGCGATCATCAGGTGGGCCTGGTACTCGGCCTTCCACTCGGCCTCCGTCGCCATGTCCATCAGGGACACGATGCCGGCAGCCTCGGGGGTGAACGCCAGGCCGATGAGGTCGGTATCCACGGCGAGACCAGCGGCGGTCGAGTTGCGGTCGCCGCCGTAGGAGGCGTTCCACTCGGCGTAGGTGGGCCAGTTGTTCGTGGTGATGATCTGGAAGCCGGCCACCTTGCCGATCTCGCCCTCGGACAGCGAGCCGTTGCCGCCCCAGTCCTTGTTGAGCAGATCGGTCTCACGGGCCAGCCACTCGTGGACATCCTCGTTGCAGACGAAGACGCGGCCGAACTTCGGGACACCGTCCTTGTTCATCTGCGTCTTGGTCTTCATCAGCATGTCGTAGATCTTCGCGGCCTTGGTAGAAACCGTGGCCCCGGTGAGGTCCAGCCAATGAGTGCCGCCCGAGTTGGGCTGGCCGATGTAGTCGCGGCCGTTGGCGGACCAAGAGCCGCCGGTGCGGGAGCGAGCGTTGCTGGTGGCGTTGTCCTCGGTGTACGCGAGTTGGGAGGCCTGGTACACCGCGCGGAGGACCATCTGGTCATCCCGGTTGGCGAGGGCGCGGCCCATCTCCGCCGCGAGGTCAGCGCGCGAGCTGAACTCGTTGCGAAGCTCGTCGATGTTGTCCACCAGGACGGCGGACAGGAGGAGGTCATCGCAAGCGATGGTGAGGGCCGCCTGGGCCGCCTCTTGGAGGTAGGTCCCGTCCGCCAGGATGTTGTCGCCCGGGGTGTGGTGCTGCGCACCGACCGCGCCCATCAGCCGGAACTTGGCCGACATCGCGCCCTTGATGGGCTTCTTGATGGAGATGAGGTCACGCGCCACGCGGGACTCCTCGAACTCCCGCAGGACCATGCCGGTGAAGACGGTCTCGAACAGCTCGAAGCCGGTCGAGGGGTTGTCGGGGACGGTGTCGTAACGGCCGAGGCCGAGTTGCTGAAGGTTGCTAGCAGCCATTGTTTCCTAGTTGCTGAGGTACTTGAGGTCAGGTTGGAGGGATCCCTTTGCTCTGCGTCGGTTGTCCTTTCGGGCCTCAGCCTCGCTTCCCGCCCAGCCCGGCGGCGATACGCGCGTCCACTTGGGCGCGATAGCTCGGGTCGGTGTCGTACATGCGCCGCCCATGCTCATCGCGCTTCGACATGGCGAGGCGCATCTGGTCCACCGTGTTGATCGGCGCAGGGTTGCCCGGAGCCGGTCGGCCCTCAAGGCCCCGAGTCTTCCGCCCTCGGGAGGAAGCGAACTCGTCCTTGAGGTGCTTGACGGCCAGGGTCTGCGCCAGCGGGTTGGGAGAACCAGCCAGGTCGTTCCACGCCTTCTGCTGGTCTTCGGACCACTCTTTGGTGGCCCAGGCGGTCATGCCTTCAAACTCCTGCGCCGTCACGCCGGCCTGGGTCAGAACTCCCAGGGAACGGGCCTGCGCGGCAGCGGCTTCGGCCTGAACGAAGCGGGTCGCGGCCTCGACCGCGCCCAGCTCGTTCAGCTTGGCCTCGACGGACTCGGAGAACTTCCCGCCGTTGGCGATGTAGTCCGCGAGGTAGCCGTCAAGGGCGGCAGACGAGAGAGGATGCTCCTCCCCTCCGCCATCTTCGGTCTCGGCCTGGCGCGCGTGGAACTCGCGCTCGAGGTCCGTGTAGGCCTTCTCGAGGTCGGCCGTGGTCTTGAACTTGCCGAGAATCAGCTCGCCGTCACCGGGGTCGCCCTCGGGCGCGCCGCCCTCGCCGCCTTCAGAGGCCTGGCGCATCTGTTCTGCTTGATCCTCAAGAGAGGGGCTGGTGTTCTCGGAGTTCAGGATGGTCTGGGACATGCTCTACTGTTGGGGGTTCTCTTGGGCCGGCGGCTGGGTGGCAAGTTGCCCCGCAGCATTCGCGCCGGCCTGGATCAGGGACTGACCGGCGGCGGCCTGCATCGCGGCTTGACGCGCTGCCTGCTCCTCCTCGGCAAGCTCCTGCTTGCTCTTGACGAGGCCACGAGTCTCGATGCCAAGGGCGGCCCCCTTGAGGGCAAACCACGCATCGAGGTGGAGATACTTCATGGTGATCTCCGGGCCGAAGGTCTGCATCGCCGCGCCGACTAGCGCGTCGAGCTTGGCGTTGTCGGAGTTCCGGCCAAGGGCCTGGACTCCGGTGACGATGATCGGCTCCACGAAGCCCTCGGGCAGGGGGTCTACCCGCTGTTCCCGGACGAGCCTCGCGTGGATCATCTTCACCATGGGAAGCTGAAGCTCAGACGAGAGGAGCGCGTAGGTCCCGCCGAGCTGACGCTCGAGCTGCTCGAGCATCATGCGGACCTCCGTGGCCGTCACGCGCTCGGCGCGACGGATGCTGCCCTCGGCCAGCATGAACGCGCTCGACAAACGCTCCGTGATTTGGCTGATGACCTGGCCGGCCGTGGCCAGGTCGTGGGCCTTGCCGACCTGAAGCACCCCGACATCCATGGCGTTGCCGTAGCGCACCCCGAGGTTCGGGGCCTCGGCAATCTCGTCTGCATCCGTGCGCCCGTCCGGGTTGACCAGGAAAAGGACCTTCGAGGCGGCCGCGCTGGCCGCGACCACGGACTGCTGAAGGCCCTCAAGGGTCTCCAGCTCGCCGAGGTACTCCTCGATCATTCCCCGCCCGTAGTCCTCCCCGTCGACCCGATGCCACCGGAGGACGAGGTACGGGTTGTCGGCGAGGTCAAAGGTCTCTTCCTCGATCTCTCGGCCGCAGGCCTCCTTCCGGACCCGGACTTGGTCATCCTCCCAGCAGACCCAGGTGTAGAGGTCCTCGGTCTGATGCTCGGCATCGTGGCCGTCAACCCGCTCCTCACGGAGTTCGGGCGGAAGCTCGTCCCTGTCAATGAACTCCCGGATGACCAGGTCCTGCATCCGGCCGTCCGGTCGCCGGCGCGCGACGAAGTTGCTCAGTCGGTAGACCTTCGCCCCGCCCTCGGGCTGGAGCCGGAAGACGCAGTTGCCGGTGACGATGAGCTGGCGGAGAGCTTGCTCCAGGGCCGGCCGGTAGTTGCCTCGTTCGATCTCGGCGAGGATCTGCTGCTCGATCATCGAGAGCGAGGCCTCGATCTCGCCCCGAATGTCATCCAGGCCTTCCGTCTGCTGGAAGACCCGCGCGTCGGCTTGGAGCCGGAAGAATGGGGTGTTCGGGGGCAGGAGGGCCAGCAGGAGGCTGGCCGACAGGGAGTTGACTCCTCGCGCGCCGATCCCCTGGTAAGGAGTGGGCAGCTCGCTCGTTGCGGTGTGGCCGGTCTCCGGGAACAGCGAGGGGATCGTGAGCTTGGCACAGTCCTCCGCGCGCCGCACGAAGGAGAGGCGGTCAGTCACGCCGCGCTGGTAGATAGCGGCCGCCGTGCCGATGGAGTCGGTCATGCCTTGAGTCCTGCGCTACCGCTGGGCCGAGGAATACGCAGAACGAAGGGGCCTCCCTTGTTCTCGAGGGCGGACGGCTTGTCGGTTTCCACCTCGATGGGGTCATCCTTCGGAATGGTCGGGGCCGGCGGCGGCTCCGGGATGTTCGGCGTGGAGGAGAGGCACATCAGAGGATCAGCACGGTCACCGTGTTCGAGGCCCCGCTGGTGTCCTGCATCGCCAGGAAGCGGGGGACAGACCCGGCCGGGATGAAGCCGGCATGAGACGCGGTCGGGTTGGTGACCCCCGCGCCGGTGGGGAACTGGCGCATGACGGTCCCGTCGCCGGAGGCCACGCCGAGGACGAGAGGGCCGTCCGCGAGGACATAGACCCCATGGGTGGTTCGCTCGTTGATCTGGATCGGACTCGAGAGCGAGCCAGCCGCCAGCTCGATGGTGTACTCGCCGATACACCCTTCGCCGAAGGTGTCTTGCTGGGCAACAGCGGCGGTCGGGGAGACCGGAGTGAACCCCGTCATCGCGTAATGCCTCCCTCGACCTGGGCCTTGGCGGTGCGCCGAAGAAAGGCGACCAGCTCAACCTTGCCGGCGTACCGGTGGGCATGGCGCGGCTCCTCGTCTCGCTCGAGGCAGCGCGGGGGGAAGGTGCGCTCGAGCCAGGCGACGAGGGCCTCCGGAACCACCGGGACCTTGTCGGGAGCGAAGTGGTCGTTCTTCACGCTCGGAAGCTAGGCCCCGACGCGCAGACCGCTCGTCCGGAGGCACACGGTTCTGCGGGATCTTGCGCTGATTTTGCGCTAGCTGGCCCATTCGGCCGCTCAGAATGCCTCAGAATGCCTCCCCCTGGTTTAGCCGCAAGCGTCGAAAGAGGAAGGTGTTGCGGTCATATCCCCTTTTCGGCAATGCGCTTACGATTCGCTCTGTTCTGGAATCATAATCCGCGAGTCGTGGGTTCGAGTCCCTCCTCCGCTACCAGAAGCGGCCCCCGCAAGTCCCCGTGGCTGCGGGGGTTACTTCTTTCTCAGGAGCATCGGGCTAGGATTCCCCATTCGGTGCATTTTGGATTTTGCGTCAGTTTTGCGCTAGTCTGCGCAGGATGAAGCTCCGCCGACACCCCGACAACCAGGTCTTCTACATCACCTGGCAGGAGGCTGGCCGGTCCCACCGCCGCTCGACCAGGACGAAGAAGCGCGCCGAAGCCGAGGCCGCCCTCCGCGAGTTCATCCGCCAGAAGGACCAAGGCTGGACCCAGAGCCTCACCGTCTCCGAAGCCGCAGCCCGATGGCTCCGCGAGAGGGAGCCGGACGGACTCCGCCCGGTCAGCCGACACACCTTCGCCGAGTACCGGCTCACGGTCGACCGCCTGGTCCGCGCCCTCGGCCGCCGACAGGCCGGCGAGGTCCGCCCCCGCGAGATCCGCCGCGCGCTGGACAAGCTCCGCGACGAAGGACTCAGCCTCCCGACGCGCGCGAAGTGGCTCCGGCACATCAGGATGATCTTCGGGGAGCTTCACCGCGAGGGCGAGATCAGGATGAACCCGGCCCTCGCCGTGCCGTCGCCGAAGGAAGAGAAGCGGCGCGGCGAGGCCATGCCCTCAGACGCATTCTCGCGGCTCCTGACGGCGGTCGAGGGCCAGGCCTCTTCTGCGCCGTCCCGGCGAAAGCGGCGCAGCCTCGCAGGCCTCGGGGCGGCCCTCGAGGTCCTGTGGGCCACCGGGCTGCGCTCAGTCGAGCTGATCCGCCTCGAGTGGGCCGACATCGACCTCGACCGGGCCACCTGGACGATCCGGTCCCCCAAGAACAAGGGGGGCGTGTCCGAGAGGCCGATCCCGTCGAGGGTGGTCGAGATCCTCCGCCGGCGAGAGGACCAGCATGGCGGCCCGTTCGGCCCAGGCCTCCGCATCGCGTGGGCGAGGTGGAAGCGCGAGAACCCCGAGTGGGCCGGGGTCAGCCTCCACAGCCTCCGCCACGCCTTCGTGACGCGACTCGCGCGCACGGGGCATGCCCAGGCGGCCAGTTTCCTCGTCGGCCACCACTCCGAGGCGATGACCCGGCACTACACCCACCTCACCGCCGAGGATGTGCGGGAGGTGGTCGAGGGGGCTAGTTGATGACGGGGCAGCCCCCCCCAGATCCCCGATGCGGACTCTCCCTGTCCTCCGGCCCTACAGGCCGACCACCCGGGTGCGCGTCTCCGTCTTCGAGGTCACGGGGCCGTGGATCCGCCCGAAGCAGATCGAGGCATCCGGGTTGGCCGCGAGGTGGGCCTTCACGGCCTGCACCGCCTTCTGGCGAGTGTCGTACTCCTCGAGGCGCATCAGGCTCCCGTCAGGCAGAACGCCGAGGATGGTGTAGGGACGCTGGGTTCGGGCCGGCTTGGCCGCCAGCTTGGTGCGGGTTTCTTCGTTCATCAGGTCTTGGGGGTCTGAGCGTTGAGCCATTCGATCATGGCGGAGTAGGGGACCCGGCGGCCCTTCGCGCCGCGAGTCCCGGGGGCCTGGACAACCTGGATCTCGCCGGCCTTGACGGCGGCCCGGATCGTCTGGACATGGACCCGGCAGAGGTCAGCGACCTCCTGCAAGGTGAGAAGCTGAGGGGAGTGGGTCATCAGAACGGAACATCCTGCGGCGAGTAGTCGCCGCGACCTTGGTTGGACGGAGCCGGGGTTTGGCCGCCACCGGCCGCGCCATCGCGCTCCTTCCGCGCGACGGTCTCCCAGTCATCAACAGCGATGGAGACGGCTGAACGGCGTTCGCCGTTCTGTTCCCACTTGCGCTGGCGGAGGGACCCGGAGACGGAGATGAGGTCGCCTTGGCCGGCGTACTGACAGAGGGCCTCGGCACGCTTGCCGAAGGCAACGCAGTCGAAGAAGTGGCCGACCTTCTGCCACTCGCCGTTCACCTTCTCTCGGGCGTTGACGGCAAGCGTGAAGGTCGCGCCCCAGTCCCCCTTTCTCTCAGGGGGTCGGACCAGACGGCCCACGAGGGTGATGTTGTTGATCGCGCTCACTTAGCTGTACTTGTTGGGTTGGTCGCGCTCCTCGAGGACGAGGTCACGCAGGGTGGTGGCGATTTCCTCCTTGCCGACGATCTCGAGGATGTC